GAGTTCCGTGCTCCGGATGCCGATTGTCAGGTCGCCTTTGTTTGGAAGAACAAAGGTTGCATCCGGAACGTCGTGGACAATGCCTTCCATATAGATCGGGCAGGCTGGCAAGCGCACCCGGATATGGTCGTCGTCTACGCTCTCGACGACGGGGTCTTGACCGTCCATTACGCGACCATCTTGCAGGATGTAATCAAAGCCCCTGCGCATATGGTCGATGTTCATCGACTGCATTTCGTTCAAATCAGCGGATTGAAGATAGATACCCTTCTTATCTCTGCCGGTGTCCTGAAATGCTATCGCGTGACGGCGGAGCGAACGATCGAACCTGTCGCCGTAACCGGCGCGTTTAATGATGCTACTCATGAAATGAGTTCTCCAAGATGGATAATTTTGCTTGCCAACCCAACCCTTTAAGCAGACGGTTGAATTCAATCAGTCTGGTGGGGGCTTTTCGAATGTACGGACAGGAATTACTCGTCGCGGAGTTGATCGCGCTTCGCAGTTCGATTGCATCACTTGCGAGAGAAGTTCTCGCCAATCAGGGGTCAGACGCTTTCTTTATGGCGCAGCAGCGAGCGGAAAATTTTGCGGCCAACTCCAAGAATTCTCACGGCCTCTATCACCCAAAAATTCGGGAGCAGGCCACGAAGATTGTTGGCGATATTTTCAATCAGGCGGACAACGACTTATAAACACCAGTTCACATTGTCATGATGAAAGTGAACGTCTGTCCGATGGAGCCGTCGCGAACGATTGGCGAAAACCGATCAACTTCGATCATTCTTCCAATATCGACCACGTCGGCGACAGGGATGAACATTTTCCCGCCGGGGACACCTTCGGCCAGCTTGGTTCCGACATAGATGCCGGTTTCCCGAAGCGTGTTGTTGTTGGCGTCGTCCAGATCAAGCTGAAAGCGGAGGAACACAAAGCCGGTTGGATCGGTGCTCTGCGAATATTTCGCGCCATCCGCCATGACAATGTCGCCGTCCGGGTTTGGCACCACGAAATACTTGTCTCGCGTCCGCGTGACACCGACCGGGCTTTCGAGTTTGGAAAGTACCGACCATGCGGCATCTTGGGCGGCTTGTTCTTCTGGCGTCGAAGGTCGGGGCTGGTCGTCCCATGCTGGCAGACCTTCACCGACCGCGAGAAAGAGCGTCATATCGTAAAGCGCTTTCGCCAATGCGACGCGCCCGTCTTGGGTAAAGACAGCCATTATTCTGATCCTGTTTGGACACGCGGCACCGGAGCGCCGAAGGATTGATGAACAAACGGCGCATTCTGAAATGCGACCGTTGCGGGATTGCGATAATCGACGCGAACCGCAGCCAGTGACGCGAAGCGCGCTGAGAGCTGATTGATCGGAATGCCTGCCCGAACGGTTCGAACCGTTTCGACATTCTGAATAGCGTTGACTTCGACACGTCCGCCGGTGGGTACAACGACTTGTTTGCGATGATTGACGCGAATTGAAACAACAGGCCCGCCGGATTCCTTACGGGTCCCGGACCAAGTGTTGAGGCCCGCGTCACCGTTGAGCCGATGCTCATTAAGGCGAAACGCTCGCACGTCCCAACCGGCGGTCATTCTTGCGAATTCAGAGCGGAGCGGCTTAGAAGACATGACCAAGCGGGTCATGGGCCGGAGGAATTGAGTGTTCCGCGGTTCAAACGGCAGGTGAATTTGAAACCACCACCATTTGCGAGCAGTGGCCGGAAATTCCTCAATGTCCCCGTCGTGATTGATCCAACGTAAGGATTTGTGGATCGCCGCAGGCGTACCAATTATGCGCTGCCATTGAATGCCCTCGAGAATGACGTCGCGAAGGTTTGGAAGGTACTCGGCAACTTCGGAGAGGCCGTATTCAGAAACCAGATAGGGAACAACCCTGTCTATCGGGTGAAATTTAAACCCGCGCAATTCGACAATGCCGGGTGACAATTCCGGGGTCCGGTCAAGGGCCTCCGAAAGCGTTTTTTCCAGCACCGTCGCATTACTTGGAAGCAATGCGGTTCGGTCTGCCATTAGTAATCGCGCCCCATATAGTTGAGTTTGATTGCCCCAATAGCGATTGCAGTTCCCGGAGAGGCAACGACTGGATCTGTTGGCGAAACCATCTCAACTCGTTGAACGCCCGCGAAATGAAGCTTTGCTTCAATCCATGAAGGAACGAGATCAAAACCGATTGCGGTATCGGAATCCCATGATTTCCGGAGCGCTGCTTCCAGAGGCGATAGATCTATTAAAGGCGCAGAAGGAAGGAGCCAGACATTTGCCTCGATATCTGTTGTTGTCGTGACTGCGGCCTCGACGATTATTGTGTCGTTGAGGGTGCGAACGCGGTCGCTTGTGACAATGTCAGTTACCGCACCAAGCATAGCATTGTCGGGAATCCCACCATTTTCGCGGGAGAGAATAGCAATATGGATGATCGGCCAGAAATCCTCCCGGAAAGCCTTGGCGCTGCGAATGCGCACATCAGCCCGCCGCGCCGCCGCCTCATACCAGTAAGCGCCGCCGCCGGGCGATCTCCCTTTGATTTCAAGAACGATGCGATCCCTAAAAGGTTCGTCGCCCTCACCTTCGAGGCGATCAACATCATAAAAAGCGGCCAAATGATCCAGGTCAGCACCACCAGCGAAAGCCAATAGATTAGCCAGAGCGGCATCATTGATGCGCGCGCGGACAAGCATTTCCCGATATGCTTCGGCTTCTTCCGTAATCTGGATGGGATCGGTTTCCAGAAGCTCGACGTCATAGTCCGGTAATTCTGGGTGCTTTTCCCGTATTATCCGCCAAAGCTCCTTAAGCAGCGCTATGCGCTGAGAAAGGATCACTTCATAGTCAAGAGTTTCGATGACGTCCGGCTTCGGATAAGTCGTAAGATCGAACGCCATAGTTATTGCCTTTCAAAGAAAACCCGCGTTTGAGCATCTTCCGGTCTGGAAAAGTCGCCCAAATGTCCCCGCGGATAATAGATGCCGAAGATTTGCAGCGAGAGCTTGCCGGTTTCATCAGCTCTGCTGATCTTGCAACCGGTCACAGCGAAACGCGGTTCCCACTGTGCTATCGCCATCACGACAGCCGAGTAAACCGCGAGGATGACACGGTCGGTTAGGGGACGGTCGATCAAGTTCAGGACTTCCGAACCAAACTCCCGGCGCATCACGCGGGAGCCGATAGCCGTAGTCAATATGACTTCAATCGACTGCCGGACGTGTTCGAAGTTCGACAATGGCCGCCCGTCCACACGATTGACGCCGCTTGAAGACATTGGCGTCAGCCCTTAGCTTTTTGGAGTTCTTTGTCGTTCGGCTTCTCGACTGGTTTAGGCAAGTCCAGTTGATGCCCATAAGGGGGAAGAAACGGTCGCGCTGTAGTTTCAGGCATATCGACCTGTTTCGACGAAGCGTCACGCCAAGTGCCGCCGTAAAACCCGCTTTCTTTAACAATAACTTCCATCACGGTTTTCCTTTTTTAATCGCACGCCCATCGAGACGCGCCAGAAATCAACGTTGCGCCGCAGGCCGTTGCATCGCCATGACGAGCAATTGGCTCGCCTTCACATATGAATTTACCAGAGCCGCCAACAATCGGGTTTGATCCGTGTATCGGGCACGCATAGGTATCGCCGCGACGAGCAATCAAAGCTCCTTCGCATTCCCATTTTGCTGCCGATGTTGTGATTGAACCGCCGTGCGACCCGGCATCGCCTAACCGGGCTATAAGTGGCATTATCCTAGCGTTCCGCTGGACGCTCTAAAAGCGATGTTCGGCGCATCAATTGTCACCGTATCGTCGCCTATGAATAACCGGGCACTGCCCTTTACGATAACAGCCTCCGGGCCGTTGTGAGGTCGCGGATTTGCGTTGGAATGAGTGGAAAAGTCGATAATACCGTCGGTAAGGTCGCCGCTTTCTGAAACAACGTCGACCTGCTGTCCGACGGTAGGAGGAATATGCGAGGATATCCCGCCAGCGGCGATTTCCTTCCAAGGCACCCACGGAGAAAGAAAAGGCCGATCCCCATCGTTCTCTATCAGAACACGCGCAAGACCTTTATCTAGATCAAGCTTCTCTACGGTGCCTGTTCGCTTGCGATTTGCAGTGCGACGTTCAAGTTCGAACACCCGCCTTTGCATTTCCACGAACTCATCAATGAAATCAGCCATGTGTTTCGACCGCTTCTACTTTCGCGATGGAAGGCTCGCCAGTTTCCGCAGATAGCGGCGGCGTGATAAAAAGCGCCCTCGCCTCATCAAGCGTCAGACCAAACCGTCGTCGCTGTTTTGCTGATTTGAGTTGCACGACGTCCAAGCCAAGAAGATCGCGCATGCTTGTCAAATAAGGATGCTTGATCGCTGCCATCTGATCGAGCAGCTTTTGCCATAGCGACGTGGGCGCAATTGGTGCGCCATAGACTGGATCTGGCAGAATGTCGCAGAGAATGCATTGTTGATGGGCAGCCATCCGCGTTCCCGTTTCAGCATCAGCGGTTCGCCTACGATCCACCTTTGCAATATTGGTGACAAGCCCACGCCAGATCTCAGCCCACT